CAGGCCGGTGGTCTCCTTGACGTACGAGCGACCGTTGAAGTCGACCCGCTCGGTGGTGATCCACCGATCGAGCAGAGTCTCGTACTCGAAGCCCAGCAGGATCGATTCCGTCAGATCCGCCGCGAAATCGCGACGGTACTGGGGGTCGGTCCAACGCGCACGAGCCTCTTCGTTGGCACGCTCGTTGATCTCGGTACGAGCCTTGTTCTCCTCCTGGCTTCGCCCGAAGGAGTCAACCATCTTCTTAGTAGCCGACATGTTAGGTAACCCCCTCTCAGAACGTGAATCGGGCTTCGACCACACCGGTCGAAGAGTTGGCCTGCTCGACAACGAACCACTCACCATCAGTGGTGCCGTTGGCGACCTTGAACTTGCCGGAACCATCCGGCGTGAGCGCGTCGCCCGGCTTGAGATTGGCGACGACAACTGAACTGGCGAGAAGGCCAGCGGCGGCATGGACATCACCGTCGTACATGGTCTTCGATGCCGTGTTCTTGAACCAGACCTTGGCACCGGGGCCATGGACGATCTGGGCGTAGACACCGCCGGGGACCGTGTTCAGGTCCGACGAGGTCTGCTTGATCTCGGTAGGCAGGAGGTGCTCATACACCACCACGCCAGCAGCCGGACCCGGAGCCGCGCCCGCACCAGCAGCCTCCAGGAATCCTGGGGTGTTGGAGTCGAGAACGACCGGAGCGCCGATCACGTGCGCACTGCCTGCGGCAGTACGGAAGCGACCATCGCGAACGATGTTCTCGAAGGAACGCATCCCGAAATTACGCGAGTAACCCATTGTCTAGCACCTCCTTCCTAGGAGAGGCCCAGCGCGGCGCGCGAGGCAGATGTGGTTTCGGCGGGCTCGGTGGTCAGGCCACCGCCGCCCGTCATGGCTGATGCAGTGTCACCGGGCTCGCTGGATGCAGCGGCAGGCTTGATGGTCTGCCACTCCTCCAGGCGCTCTGCCCAGTCGGAGTCCTCCATCGAGGCCCACTCGGAGGCCTTCTTGGCGACGTACTCCTTGTCGAACAGCCCGAGGTTCTCGACCTGCTCCGACCGCTTGGACGCGATCTCGGCCAGACGTGCAGCCTCCTCACGCTTGGCGGTCTCTTCCTTGAGGCTGGCAACCTCATCGGTCGCCGTCTTCAGCGCGACCTGCGCGGCATCGAGCTCTCGGTTCAGCCGCACGTTGTCCTCGGAAAGCGTGGCGGTGCTGGTGGTGAGCTCTTCGAGCTTGGCCGCCAGACCCTCTGCTTCCTCAGACTTGTTCGCCAGCGCTGTCTCCAGTGCTGCCGTGGCATCCGCGAGCGCCTTCGCAACCAGTGCTTCGTGCGTCTCGCGCGAAATCATGTCGTTGTCGCTCATCGTTGGGGTGATCCCTCCCTCCGTGCTTTGGGGATTGGTTGAAGCGCCCGACGGCACGAGGCCGGAGGGATCGGACGCGCTGGAGCCACCAATCTGAGCCGCCTTATCGGCGCAGAAAGGGCAGATGTCTGCATCATGGCGTGCCTCATCTGGCCGCATGGCCAGGAGTTCGTCATGGAGTTGGAGAGCATCAAGACTCACAAAAACAGCCATCGATCCAAATCCGTCGCTGATTGAGTAATCAGGACAGATGCGAGGCGTGCCAGTCCAGATGTTCGGAATACATGTCTACCGCGACTCGGGCGCGGCAATCCGTGCAGTCCACTACTTCCTTGCGTAGAACGGCCTTGTGGCTCTCATGCCATTCGAGATGCCATCGAAGGTTGTCTTTCACCACTTGCGCGTGGCAATAGGAGCAAGTGGTGGTCTCAGCGTCCATCAGCCGAAGCGAGCACCTGGGCCATCAAGTGCTCCCATGCTGATGCGGTCATGCCCCCATTGGACGCAACCGCCGTGTACTGCTCCTGTGTCTGCTCGGCGAATGAGGCGGCCTCGGCCATGACTGCCTCGTTGATGACCGAGGCGCTCGCCTGCTTCCAGCCGGGCTTGGTTGGGGGGACGATGAGCGCCCCTCCCCGGAAGACCGGATTCACGATGTGGCGGATCGAGGTCCTGGAGAGGAGGTGGTCGCAGTGGGAGTCGGCGTCGGCGTAGTCGAACTTCTGACCGCAGCCGAGATCCCCGGCGCAGATGAGATGGGAGCCCCGGCACTCCATCGAGAAGAACAGGCTCCCCTCCTCGCTGGCAGCCTCGGCCTGAGCGTTCTCCTGAGGGAAGATGTGCGACCACAGGCCCGAGAGCGCCTGGATCTTCATGGAGCCGGTCGCCTCGTCGAGGCTGGCCTTGTCCTTGGCCTTGGCCTTCCGGGCTGCCATCTTGGCCGCGCCGGGCACGTTCTTGTAGAGCGCGCGCTGGTAGGCGAGCGCCGCCGTGCGCGTCTTGAAGGTCGCCTTGGTCTCGCCGATGCTGTTCACGACGATGAACTTCTTGCCACGCTTCTTGATGAGGTACGGCGCGTGGACGACGTGCTTCTTGGCCTCGTCATCCTCCCCCGCGTCCTCTTCCTCGATCGCCGCGAGGAGCTCGTCGAGGGCCATGAAGGACTCAAGGTCATCGGAGTCGAGATCGAGGTCTTCGAGCGTGAGGCTGGAGCCATCCACAAGTTCGAGGTCGCGCTGGAGACTCACCGTCCGAGTGGCGGCATAGAAACCAACGGGCGTCCGAAACTTGTGGACCATGTTGAGCGGGGCGTACTTGATCGTGTACTCGGCCAGTTCGAGGTCGCCCGCCGTCCAGAACTGCTTGTTGGAGTTGGCCTTGTCGCCCTCGACGAAATCGCCCGCGATCCAGGTGATGAACGGGGACGCCTGATCGATGTCCCAGCCCTCGGAGTGGTCGAGACCGGCGTGGTCGATCTCATCGACAGAGTGGATCAGGCGGGCCTGATTCACCATGAAGGTGCTGCCGCCCCGATCGAAGACGATCGTCTCCATGGATTAGTCCTCCGACATCGGCATGGACATACCACCCATGCCGCCCATCTTCTGTGTGTCGCCACTGCCATCCATCGGCATCGACATGCCATCGGGCTTGGGCTCATAGGTGGTGATTCGGATGACCTCGGCAGCCTCTCCGAGGGTGACGGTGTTGTCGTCGGCGATCTCGTAGGTGCACTGCATGAGCTTGTAGCCCATGCCCTCCATGTAGCACTCGAAGACGACGTACTCGGCCGTCATGTCGGCCACGTAGCAACTGTCCTTGCACATGTCCTGGCACGCGCCCTCCACGAGGGAGCGGATCTCGTTGAAGTGCACGACAGCGGCGTGGTCGCTCAGGGCCTGCTCGCTCAGGAAGGTGCGATGGCAGCCGAGCTCGTCACAGGTGTGGGTGGTCATGGTCATGGTTTCGGCTCATTCCTCTTCTAGTTCGGCCTTGGCTGTACGGGGCTGGGAATCGGTGGATCCGGGCGGGCGTCCAGCGTCAGGGGCCTGCTTGGGCGGGGTGGGTGTTCCCGGCGTGGGCGGGTTGTTGTTGTCCCCCACGCTGAACGGGTTGGCCACGGGGCTGGAGTACGGGGTGCTCGACGAGAACACCCGGTCGTAGTACATCTTCTCCTTGGCCCGACGCAGAACCTCGACGTCCTCGTCGAAGCCAATCTCCTCCAGCGTGGACTCCCGGCTGATGTCGCCACGGTCACGCACCTTCAGGATCGCGTTCATGACATCGGCCTGGAAGTCGAGGCTGATTCGCTTGGGCTGGAACTCAAGACTTGGACTCTCGTCCAGATTCTCGTTCCGCTCCTTGATGGCGGCGAAGACGTGCTGTTCGAGCGCCCGCACGAGCTGATGGCGGCGATTGTCGAGGCCCTGGGAGACGACCCGGCTCATCTCGGACACGCCCCCCGAGGCGTTGCCGCCCTGCACGATGGGCTGGAAGGACTTGAGCGCCGTGAAAACCAGACGGCTGTCCAAAACCTGCCACCGCGATTCGATGAGGGTGTTGTCTAGCGGCGGCGCGACGATCGTGACGTTGAGCCGGTGGTCGCCGACGAGCACGGGGAGGCGGGCCACGACCTTGGCCTGCTCGCGCAGGTTGTCGATCTCAGCAGGCTTCGCAGGCAACTTGTCGCTGCCCTTGGTGATCACGACGATGAAGTTGGCGTTGCCCATGAGGGCCGCGCGATCGGCCGCCCGGAGATGATCCTTCATGTCCAGGATCGGCAGCACGCCCTTCAGGCGCACCGAGGCGAAGCGCTCGTACTGGGCCTTGGTCAGCGTGTGCCGGAAGACCGAGTCCTTGCGCATGAGCCACAGGTAGTCGGCAGTGACGCCGAGTTCGCCGCAGGCCGCGATGTCAGCGCCGTTGGGCGTGTACTTCCGCTCGATCAACTGGAGCACCATGGAATCCACGACGTCGCCGCGAAGCGCCGCCTCGAAGGCCTCGGACTCCTCGCGGGTGGCGATGTAGGCGTAGCGCTGGCGGTCGAACATCATCGTCCCGACCGGCAGGATCTTGGTCGGGTCGAAGATGGTCATGGCCGTGGGGACCTCGACCGTGAACTCCTTCTTCCGCTTCCGGTTCCCCCGACCGGGGCCGGGGAGTTCCTTCGGGTCGGGCGGGAGCGGCGGGGTCGCTCCTGAGTTGAGGATGTCCTCCTGCCGCTTCTGGGAGAACAGGTCCACCTGACGGACGGCATCGAGAATGGGGATGTCCCTGACGGTGTAGGTGCGTCGGCCCCACCACATGCCAACGTAGACCTGCGAGACCTTGAAGAGCTCTCGGGCGCAGGATCGAAGCAGGGAGTCGAGGTCGATCTCCCCGGCCCACTGGTTCCAAACGTCCTCTTGGTCGTCGTCGTAGAGGTCAAATCGACACCTGTTGAAACTCAGCGCCTCGGTGACGTCGGCCAGCGTGGAGAGGATGTCGTCGTTCTCGACGGCCCATGCGCACAGGCTCATCTGGGCGAAGACGTGCCGCGTGCCCTCCCAGCGCTTGCGTCCGAACACATCGAGCGTGGGGTGGACGTGGCCCGAGAGGGTCTGCGACCACTTCTCGATGATGCTGGCGATCTCCCGATGCGACCGGAGCTCGTCCATGATGTCCTCGGGGACGCCCGCCTCGTTGACGTAGTGCACCGAGGGGACGGAGGTGGCCGTCTCGACGTTCCCGTACCCAGAGTCGTAGAACTGCTCGTCGACCGGGCCATCCATCTGGTCCATCAGGGCGCTCCTCGCTCAATGCGGTAGTCAAGATCTCTGGCGCTGAGCAGCCGGGAGGCTGCCGAGAACTGGTTCTGGAGTTCCTCCAGCGCTACCTCCACCTCGCGCGTTCGGACGTTCTTCCACTGCCGATGGAAGTCCTCGATACGGGAGATTCGGACACGTATCTCAGACAGCCTCGCCGAGTGCCCCGCGCAGATCTTCATGATCTCGTCGGGCTCCTGGTTGAGGAACTCCTTCATGTCGGCGAAGGCGTCGTTGATCTCCTCGCGCACGGAATCGATGGAGCCGCCGACCTCGGAGTAGACCCGAGTGGTGTCCAGCATCGCGGCAGCGCGAGGAGGCTCCGAGACCACGGTGGGTTCAGGAACCTGAGCAAGCTGGATCTTGGCCATATGCCCTTCTTTCGACCTCGTTATGGGTCTGATTGCCTAGATCAAGAACATGTCGAAGACGGGTTCGTCGTCAACAACCCGCTTCATGCCATCAACCAACTCCAGCGAGTAGGCCAAGACTGCCATGCGCGCGGCGTCCAGGGCGTGGAACTTGCCCTTGTTGAACTGCTTCTTCCCGTAGGCGTCGGTGTTCGACTTGTGCACCGTGTAGGTCTGGCCCTGGAACTCACGCAGGAGGTCGATGTCCCACGGGAGCATGAGCCGCTCCTGGTCGACGAGCAGGCGCAGGACGTCGCTGCTGTACTCCAGGACGTTAGCCATGATCGGCTCCCCGTACCCGGTGTCATCGTCTATCTCCATGTCGTTGTAGCCGACGATGACCTTCTCGGAGAAGTTGTAGCCCTTCAGTGCTCGGGCGAAGCCGTGGTTGTCCCCGTTCACGATCTCGCTGAAGATCGGCAGGCCGAGACCGGTGCGATCCATCGAGAACGCCTGTGGCCGGTAGTAGTCCCAGACCATCTCCATCGCCATGCGCTGATCGGGAGCACTGATCCGCTCAAGGTGAATCCTGCTTAGGGCCCTGAGGCGGATCGCTGGGGCGTCGCCCTTCCGCTTCTGCATGGGCTCCTCGCCCAAGATGAGGATCTCCGAGGGGTGGTTCGTCATGCCAACGTCCATGCCCACCCATGTTCGGGCGAACCCCTTATGGCTGCCGGGGAACTCCAGCAGGGCCTCGATCGGCAGGCCGACATCCCTCAGGCGCTCGTCGTTGATCCTGATGTGGGCGTAGACGTCGGTGTTGTAGGGCGACCCCTGGTTCTGATCCACGCACTGCATGAGGCGCGTGAGCACGAACAGGCTGGACATGGCGTCACCGTGCAGGCCGAGGATGTTCCTGCGGTAGTCCGGGTGATCCCTGGAGCCGTAGAGCTCGGCCTTGGCCGCCCGCTCCTCCGGGCCCCAGTCCTCGCGGTGCATGGCCGTGATCCGGTGCACCTTCCACCCGGACTCGGGTTGGGTCTGCTTGTAGTAGCGGTCCCGAACGCCTCGGGAGACGCCATGCGTGCGCCACGTCGCGTTGGGGTTGGCGTACTTGAGGGTCTCGCCCAGTTCCACCCAGCCCGCCTCTGGGTAATCCTGACCCTCGTCCATTTCCAGTTTGAGGGGGTGCTGGCCCTTGACGCCCTTGCCGTCCTTCTGTGGGATGCGCCCCACTATTCGAGCACCGTTCCTGAACTCCGCACGGAAGGGCCGGTGGGTGAACCCCGTGACACCGCCGCTGCCCGTCTTCAGGAACTCCCGGCTCAGCCGCACAGACATGATCCGGTCCTCGACCGCTCGGGTGATGGGGTCGAGGTGGATGAGCTCGGGGGCCGTGAGGAGCATCTCCTCGCCGGGGTTCGTGAAGGGGAACGCCCACGACCGCATCTGCATCCCGACCGACTTGCCCACGGCGCGACCGGCCTGATCGATCTGGAACTTGGAGTTGTCCCGGTACCACGCGTACTGGAAGTCCCAGCAGCGGAACACCATGTCGTCTGCTGTGTCGTCAGTCCACAGGAACTCGGCCTGATCGATCCCCGACTGGTCCTGAAGGATGGCCAGCAGGTAGCGCTCCTCTTCGGAGAGGTCGGCGATCGCTGCCAATTAGAGCCTCCGCAGAATGAAGACGATCACCAAGATGATCAGAACCGTCACGAGAATGCCGCCGACGCCCATCACTCCACCATCCGAACCTCTAGGTACTTCCGGTACAGCGACGTTGCGATTCCAGGGCGCTTCTCGAAGAGATCGATCACCGCCTGGAGCGCCATAGCGTTGCGGTACTCCATGAAGAATGTCGGCGGCTTGTTCACCGCGATGGCGATCAGACGCATCTCGGCGACAGTCGGGTGGTACTCGCCCTTGAGCATCCGCTGACATTGCGACCGGGACATGTGGACCTGCTGGGCGAACCTTCGGACGTCCGTCTTGATGAGGCGCGGGAGCACGTCAACGAGCGGCTCCTCGTTGTCCTCCCCGTAGATCAGGGCCTTGAAGTCGACCTGTTCCTCGCGGGGCATGGGGCGCTGGCCGATGCGCCCCGGCGTGGCGTAGGCCTGCTTGATGAAGTCGGCGAGCAGTGCGTGCATCGCGTCCGGTCGTGCCTTGAACGCTGCGGTCCAGGTCTCCCCCTCATCAAGGGGGCTGGCAAGCGCGGAAAGCGACGGGTATCTCGATCGGATCTCGTCCAGCGGAACCTTCACGCGTCGTCGCCCGGCCAATTCAGGTGTCTTCCTTGATCCACATGGCTTGGGTCTTGCGGAAGTCCGTTGAGATCTGGTCCCACTCGGCGATCACGTTGATGCGGATCCAGTCGAGGATCGACTCCATCGACAGATCGAGAATCCGGCGCTCCTCGTCATCGCACCTGTCGTAGGTGCCGACCATCGAGCGCAGTTCGTACATCTTCGTGACGGCCACCTCGTACTGCTTGTTCCGGTGGTACCCGAAGATCTTCGCGCGAGCCAGCAACTTGTCCGTGTAGTCCGAGATGGACTCCGACTTCTCCTTGTTGCGCGTCGCCTTGTCGATGCCGAGAGAGGCCTTGATGAGGCGCGTCTCCTGGCTGTACTCCTTGATGGCCGTCTTGAGTTGGTTCTCATCGACCCTGGAGTAGAGATAGTCGAAGCCCTGACCCATCCACAGGCCCCAGCGATAGATGAGGATCTCCATCATCATCAGGCGATCGAGATCCTGGAGATCGGAGATGTTGGGGAACATGTTGTCCCGCACGTAGCGATCCCGGCGCGACTCGTACCAGTCGGCCTCCTCCTGCGTCTGGAGGTTGAGTTCGGAGCCGGTCGGCGTCAGCACCGTGTAGAGCGTGATCCCGTAGGGGTTCTGGTTGCCCGGCTGCTGCGTCACGATCCACATCTAAACATGACGTGCCCCAATTTCGGGCACACGTTCATTTACTCAGCGTGTCCCACACAGGTGATGTCGATCTCCACACCCTCGGGGTGGCCCTCCTCGACGAACCTCTTGCGGATCATCAGGTCGGTCACGAGGTTGTCGTTGGCCAGGACCCCGGCCTTCTGGAGCCCGTCCATGACCGATTTGGCAAGGTTGTCCACATCGGATCGGGACTTCATGGGGTAGGGAATGTTCTTGGCGTACTTCGGGCGAGCCAAATTGAAACGCAAGTCCATAATCACGCGTCCCTCGAAGGGCAGCGTGAACTCGCCGTCGTCGTCAGGCGGGATCGAGAGGATCTGGCGCTTGGCCGTCCATGCCACGGTGTCCTCCCACGCCACGGTCTCGTGATCGGTGTAGACCTGGACGAAGGGCTTGCGATCCTTGGGCGTGGTTACGCGCGAGCGGGGCCGCCCCTTGGGAATGGGCTTGCCGGGGATGAATAGCTTCAGCGCTGCGGCTGAGCCAGCCGCGAAAGCTCCAGGGAACCCATCGGGGTAAGGCGGATCGAGCGATGCACTCTGGGCTTCCACTCGATCAACCCCTCTTCGTGGAGCAGTTCCAGGTACGAATGTGCCGTGGCAAGGCCCACGTCGAGTTGATCGGCGATCCACCG